AAACGTTTGTTAAGATGAAAGGAAAATTTTACTAAAACAAATGTTCGAAAACAGTTGCATCACAAATATTTTTGTGATAATATAAAACCAAAGTTTTTCGAACAAATGTTTGAAAAAACGTAATCGGGAGGTACATAGGATGGACAAAGAAACATTGCAGAAAGAATTAAACGAACTCATTGATCAATTAAATGAAGAGCAAATAAAAAGGCTTGTTCAATTAATCAAAGGAATGATCGGGAAGGCTGCCTAGCCTTCCTTTTTTAATTCTTCAAATTGCCTTACAATGGCATCCCATGAATCGTCAGGAATAGAGTATACCATTTCAAGTAGCATGGATAATGCTGCTTTTTTTGCAGGTGTAGAGTTTTCCATAATATACCCAAAACGGTTGTAAGCTTGTTGGTAAGGTGTTGATTTGATAAACATGTTGTCATCTCCACCTTTACCAGTACGAAG